GGGACTCATACTTATAAGAACAGTAGCTACACCCTACAGGTAGTTTCATATTGCCTGATTTACCATCTGCGATAGGGTCATAACATCTCTTAGGTGGCTCAATAGCTTTAACTAATTTCTTTATGTTCTTAATTCTATCTACTATAGAGAAGAAGTTTAGCTTAGTCCAGTACCATTTAGATTCATCAGCCATATCATACTTGAGATATGTCAGGTGTCCATTAGTCTTATCCATCACTAACCATCCTACATCAGTAGTTTTCTCAGCGTGAGCATACCCTTTAATCTGGTCGACATAACCGAATGGGTCATCATTGATTAGGCTACCATCTTTAAACTTTCTGAATCCATAAGGCGAGGATGATTTAACATCTGTCAATACACCATCAATCTTACAGTCCATACTGCCCTTAATACCTGATACTTCTACCTTCTTCTGCTCTGATGTAACCTCGTGTCCTGATAATTTAGTTAATGCTAGGACCATTTCCTCTATGAGGTGTCCATATAAAAACTTAATGTAGACATAAGGCTCTAGCTCCTCACCTTTGTATCCGTTGTAATTATACCATAACTGTCTATCTTTCTTACCTATGTTAGACATCCTCAACTTACGTTTGTCGTGCTTGTGCTGTGTGATATTTTGTCTCAGGATTGTCTTCATATTTTCCCCAAATTCTGCGACAACTTTATCTACGTCTACCCCTTCGGCCACTTCTTTAGTGTCCATTAATCTATAGATGTCATCTACTAGTGTGTCTGTGCCCACGTTTTACCTACCTTATATTCACCATCCAACGGACAGTTTAATTTAAAATCTAGACCAGCTCTCTTGATACAATCAACAGCCAATCCCCCGAACCAATGTGCCTGGCTCTCTCTAACCTCTACCTGAAACTCATCGTGTACATTAAGTACAAACCTATAGTCTATCTTATATGAGTCAGCATATTCCTTTAATAATATCAATGCTTGTTTCATAACTATAGCACCTGCTGACTGCAGTAATACATTCAGTGCTGAGTGTTTAGACCTGATGTGTAGTCTCCTACCATCTAATCCTCTAACCCAACCCTTCGTGCTTCCTCTGTCAACCTCTCTTCGTAGTGCTCTAAGTGCAGGCGTATTATTAAGGAACTCTGCTTTAAGTCTCTTACCATCCTTTGCTTTTCCACCAACGATTTCCCCGATTTTCCCATCACCTGCTCCATACAGGAAGGCATAGATAAAAGTTTTTGCTGAATCTCTAGATTGAAGGCCCGTAGCCAACTGGTTTGCTGTGTGTATGTCTCCATTTAATATCTCCTCTGTGTAATCTTCATCATCCATATAGTGTGCTAACATTCTTAACTCAAGTCCACTAGCATCAATACCTACTAGAGACATACCATCAGGTACAGTCCATAAGTCCCTACATTCCTCACCATAAGGTGAATAGACAGCTGGTACCTGTGCTAGGTTAGGCTTTGAGTGTGTCATTCTACCCGTTACTGCACCACAACTGTTGACTCTGGCGTGTATTCTTCCGTCAGTACCCACTGCCTCTAACCAGCTGTTGACCATAGCTACCCTCTTAGATAGAGTAAAGTATTCTAGTATCATCTTAGCCTCAGGTATGTCTACATTAGCTAACACCTTCTCATTGACAATCACTGAACCTTTGTCTGTCCATTCAGTAGGTGTCCACCCGAAGTGCTGTAGATATCTAGACACTTGTTGTCTACTACCTAAGTTAAACTCAGGGTAATCTATGTACCCCCACTCACCATCTCTGTGGTGTGCACCCCTGTCTAGTTGTTTTTGATATGCTAGACTAGGTGTTCCATCTTTCCTATATGGATTTTTTAATACGGTTAACTCTTTCCAAACAGGAAGGGGAGTGAAAACCTCACGCACTTCCAGTATAATCGAGTGGACCCTTTCTTTAAGCTCTGCCAATAAATCATAACCTTTTCTTTCATTGAATAATACTCCGTTTTGTTGTTGGTGGTGAATGATTTCAGCCACCTTATGTTCTAACTCTATGCTCTGTCCAGCAAAATCCTGTAATTGTAGGGATAATCTTTTAGATACTGCCCTCAATAGACGAACATCTTGCTGACAATACTCTAACATCTCTGTGCTATAGTAGTCCCAGCCCCCTTCGTAATCACCTTTGTAATTACCTAATAAAATACCCCAGTTTCTTAACGAATGCCCACCTTCTAATGAAGGATTAGCCAATCGTGATAGTACCAGTGTATCACTAATGATATAGTCCCAGCTATCCCCACTCAATCTCCTGAGTACAGGTAAATCAAAACCAATACCATTGTGTGCTACTAATGTATCTACTTTCTCTGACTTCAACCACTCACCAAATTCTACGTAGGATTTTTCACCTATGAAATTATACATAATATCTTCATTACCTAACATAGCACATATACAATGTATTTTAGTAGCGTCTAAGCCATCAGTTTCTATATCAAAATAAACTTTCACCGTCTGCTCCTTCTTTTAATCTACCAGTGGTCTCATTGTAAACTAACTCACAACATTTACCAGTCAGCCCAGAGAATCTATTCTTAATTACTCTGAGGACAGTGGTGTTCCTATCTATTTTATCATCAGCCTGTTGATTTCTCTCTAAACCAATCACCATATCACTTAACTGTGCGATAGCTGCTGAACCTCTAAGCTCTGACAAGCTAACCTGGCCACCTTCTTCGTGTGCCTTACCTTGTGGTCTCTTCAAATGAGATACTAGGAACAGCCCTATGCCAGTCTCTTGTACTATCTTCCTGAGCTTAGTCATAATAGCGTCAATAGCTTTACGCTCGTCAGTAAATCCTTCCTGGTCTGACACCACAATTGATAGGTGGTCCAGTATAATCCACTTACAATCAAATCCTTTAGCTAGACTACGAATCCTAGAGATTAAACTATCCTCTGATATACTACCGAAGTGGTCCAGTAAAAATAATCTTTCCTGTTTAGAACCCACTGCTTTGTACCACATATCGTGCCACTCTTCATCAGTATAATTTTCCCTGTGTCCAGGTAGGTGCAGTGGCTCGTTGTACTCCACCGACATAAGACCTTTAGTAGTACCCTCGATAGATTCTTCTAGGTGAATCACTGCTACACCATCATCAGTAGTATTTAATAGGTAATGCTCCAGCTCTTTGACTAGAGATGACTTACCCATACCACTACCACTAGTGATGGTTACTAATTCCTTCTGTCTAAATCCGTATGTGTAACCATTGAGACCTTGCCAGGGATATGGTATAGACTTTATATCCTTAGCCTTCTCTAGGTAATCCCACGTGTCCATAGCAGTGATGATACCATCAGGTGTATAAGGTTTAGCACCCCACCACGCATCAGTAAACTCTTTCATCTTACCATTAGTCAGCATATCGTTAGCGTCTTTCATCGGGAGCTTACAAATCTTCAGCTTGTTAGGTGAGATAATATCTCTCACTGACTTAACTGCCTCAGCTCCAGCTTCATCATTATCGAAACATAAGATTACATTCTCATATGATTCAATAAATTCTAAGTTTTCTTTGATGTCTTTCCTAGCACCACTGGAACCATTCTTTAATGACACCACGTCCCACTTACCATCAAACATCTCTGATATAGACATAGCGTCTATCTCACCTTCAGTGATAGTTAAGTTTTTACCTTTACCTCGAGCGATATTCTGGCCGAATAGACCAGCACCTCTGTTAGTACCCGAGAATACGAACCCTTTGTTAGCTACGTCTCTCTCTTTATAACCCACTAAATCATCAGTACGATTATCATAGTAGGGGTAGTAGTGTTTGTTTACCTTTCCATCTTCTCCGTGTGTAATTCTAACACTATACTTGTTAGTAATTTTCTTGGAGATGTTTCTTTCAGGGATTGCACCTATGAAACCTTTAGGTTGTACTGCTGTCATATTATTATTACCTTCCTTATATGTGTAGTTTTCATTATTGGTAGGTGGCTCCCAGTGGCCACACCCAAAACAGTGGGCGTGTCCATCAGAATACCTAGCCAGGTTGTTCTTTGAACCACACGTTAAGCACGGCTCGTGTTTCGTGAACTCTGACATATAGCTTTAAGCAGAAAGAAATTCAGCGACTTCCTCATTGCTACCTTTGTAGCCAGGCTCGTGGTCATCAGCTACTTTGATAGCAGTTAAGTAAGTGGCCACACCGTGAGTCGGGTGTGAATTACCAGCTTTCCATAATACCTCTACATCAGAACCTGAACCGAAGTCAGTACCAATCACTTCACCAGACACAGTCTGAATCATATTATCCTGAAGTTTATATTGGGTAGAGAATTTACGAATCTTAATCTCCTTGCCTGTGTCCTTGTCGGTATATGAACGGACCTTAACCCCAGCGTCCACTAACTTCTTTGCCTCAGAAGTAGATAGGCCTACAGTTAGAGTGTACTTTCCAGTGTCCTCGTTGTTAAATTTCTCTGTCGAGTCTAAGTAAACGAACTTTGCGATTCCTTTAGTAATCATCTTTTATTTTTCCTTATTGGTCCTTTTAATTTAAGACACCTAGTAAGTGGACCTTCCTTACTTAAGTGTCGCTTTAGTTTTCTTTAGTGTTTAACACCACAGCAATTCAGTAAGGTATAAAACTTAAGAATCACTATAGTATTAGTATATCAGACTTTACTCTGTATGTCAACAAAAGAATACATAAAATTATCATATTCTTCTATAGCCTCTACAACAGCTGGTGTAGACATAATCTGACAGTGTGAACATAGGTCTAAATGCTCCTTAGTAACACTGTCTTTCTTAACTGATTCAAAACGACTCAGTAGCTTATCACAAGCTCTACATCTCATAGCATTGCACTCCATAATAAAATCTCTACTAAAAATACTAGGACATATTCTAATCCATTCATTCTCCACGCTCCTTATACCTATCTTCCAGTAATTCTAATTCTGATTCAGCACTCCTAATTTCCCACTTAAGGCGTTCAATTTCATCTGTAAGGTGGCAACCTGGTCTTACATATTCTCTTTTATATTCATCATACTCTAGCTGACCACTGTCCTCCATATCTAAAACATAATCCGTTGTTCTACTCATTATTTTCCCCTCTCTGTAATTTTCTGTTTTCCTCTAATAATTCCATAATCCTGTCCATATTGTCCATAATTGTGATTTCATCATCACGAGGATTCGATTGTGGCGTACTTAACGGTGTACCCTTACCGTTGGTATTACTTAATTTCATTATCAACTTCAATCTCTGCACCTCCTACATATACTGTATATTGTACCATAGTTTATTCTTTTAATCCAATAAAATCATATATTCTTCGGGGTAGTTCTTCCTGAACCACTGCATTCCCTTCTGCATTTCACCATACAAACCCATCAATTCAGCACCTTGTATTACATCATACACTGCCACTGCTTCAGGTTCTAATGTGCATTCCCCACTCCCAAACTTGTTCTTGACCACTTCAGATTCAGTACCTATAATCATACCCTCGTATGGTAGCTCTGTTGTTTTATCAACCTCCACCTCTTCGGATACAGGAGACATT